AGAAACACCCACACTGTATAGCTGGAAAGCAGGACTCACAAAAGCCGTGTGGTACGCTTGCTTAGTGGAGCACAAAGATGGCTGACAGCTTCAAGGAAGACCTTGAAATAGACATTTTCAATCTCCATCTCTGCTACTTGGATCAGCCAACGAAGTTCATGAAATGGAGCGAAAAGTGGGCAAACAAAGTCCGTGAGCGTGACCAGAGAAAGAGATTCCTTCGTATCAACATACGCAAGACTCCAGAGAACTACGGACTGAGCACAAATCCATCTGTCGCTGCTGTCAATGCTGCGATAGACGAAGACGAAGAGTATCTAACACTGACATGGGAACTCAATGTCTTCCAATCAGCGAAGGACGCTTTCCTACAGAGACAGCGTTCCTTGGACGGTCTCGTTAGACTCTACTTGAATGGGTATTTCAGTGGACCACACCCATCAACGACGAAGATCGTACAAGAGCGTTCCGAAAGAGTACGAGGTAAACAGTTAGAAGGGCTAAACCGCAAGAGAAGAGAAAGGGGACAGGACGATGACGCCGGATGAACGTAGGAAGAAGATGAAAGAGGATCTCAAGAGACGGCATCGTGAGAGCATCGAGCGCACAAAGCAAGGACAGTATGGCACAGTATTCATTCGAGACAAGATTCCGGAAGGAATCACATTCTGGAACTGCAAAGGAGGCAAGCACGTCATCGACATCATACCGTATGAGTGTGGAAACGATGATCCATTCGCTCCTCCTGGCACATTCCAGTACGTCCTCGATCTCTGGGTACATAGGAACATCGGACCGCGTGATCTCCAGTTCGTTTGTCCATCCTACACGTGGGACAAGCCATGTCCTGTCTGTGAGGACTTGAGCGCAGGAGACTACGACGACGACTACATGCAGAAGTTCAAAGCGAAGAACAGAACGGTATACTTCATCTGGTGCCATGACTCTCCGAAAGAGGAGAAGGAAGGAATCATGATCTGGGAGATCGCTCACTACTTCATGCAGAGGAACCTGGACGCACTGTCTGAGTCTCCGCGTGGAGGAGGCGATATCATCTTCGCAGATGAGCAAGAAGGAAGAATGATCGGGTTCCAAAGACAAGGAACGGGGGCGACGAACACTAGCTTCCTTGCACATCAGTTCATCGAACGAGATGGTCCTATTCCAAAGGACATCATCAATCAGACGTTTCCTCTGGACGAGATCGTGAAGATGCGCCCTACGTATGAGGAGATCGAGAGAGCATACAAAGGAAAGCAGGACGATAATCCGGGCGACGACACTCCTGCGGAACGAGAGGAGCCGGAAGAGAGAGAGCCTCCTCGAAGACGACCTGTGCAGAGAGAGCGAGAGCCGGAGCCGGAGCAGGAACAGACTGCAAGCAACGAGTGTCCGGCAGGAGGAAAATTCGGAGTTGATCTTGACAGACTGGATGACTGTCAGAAGTGTGAACTCTGGGACGACTGCTACAAAGCTTACCAGAGTGCAGAGCCTCCACAGGAAGAGGAAAAGGAAGAGGAGCCTCCACGACGACGAAGAGTGCGTAGGAATACAGAATGAGCAAGCTACTCAAACGATCAGAAGGTGACGTGATGGAAATAATGGATGAAGCAGAGTCGGAGCCGGAAGAGATAGTCCTTCAGAATAAGGGCAACTTTGACTACTCCGTCTCAACTGGCTCTACTCTGCTTGATCTGTCCATCTCCGGAGGAAAGGTCAGAGAAGGAGGGCTGCCAGGTGGCGTACTCATTGAAGTATTTGGACCTCCTAGTGTCGGAAAAACCGCGATTCTATCTGAGATATGTGCAAGTGCTCAAAATCGCGGTGGAAGGACACGCTTCCTTGACCCTGAAGCGAGATTGGACGCAGAGTATTCCAGAATCTATGGCGTGGACTTGGACAAGACCGACTACCATAGACCAGACACAGTAACGGAAGTCTTTGATTTGATTCATGGATGGAACGTAGCAGATGCTCCAAAAGGATCATGTAACACAATCCTGACAGACAGCCTTGCAGCACTGTCATCCGATGCAGAACTATCAGACAAGGGCGACAAGATGGCTGGCCGTAGGATCGCAAAAGACTTCAGTGAAGGACTGCGTAAGACATGCCGTCTGATACGACATAACAACTTTCTGATAGCTTGCTCCAACCAGCTACGAGAAGGAGACTTTGGAGACAAGACACCAGGAGGAAAAGGAATTCCATACTATGCCAGCTTGCGTATCAGTACGAAGTTTGCAAAAGGTGGTCAGATAACGAAGAAAGTCAAGTTCCACGACAAGACCCAGGAGAAGATCATTGGAATCACAACTGTCTGTGAGATCACGAAATCCAGCATAGATGATCCTTTCCGGAAAGCAGTAGTTTACATCCTCTTCAACTACGGAATAGACGATATTCGTGGCAATCTACAGTGGCTCAAGGATGTGCGAGGAGACACAACGTATCAGGCTATGGACAAGAGCTATCAGAGTATGCGTGACGCAATCAACCACATAGAGAAAGAAGAGTTATCTGAACCTCTAAGAGAAATGGTCATTAGAACATGGCATGAGCTAGAGGAGAAATTCCGTGAGAAAAGAAAGCCAAAATCAAGAGGATGAGTTCGACAGAATACACAAGTTATTTCAACGTGGACGGTACTGGCCAATCTATAGGAACTTCGATACTCAGGCAGGCTCAAGAGTCTGGTCCAACAGATTCGAAAAAACAAAGTTGCCATTACTCATTGAGTTCACACAAAAACACCCCATATCAGGAAGACAGTTAAATCCCAATGTACTGGAACTATCATACGAGCACTTCCTAACATGTCCAAAAGGAGATGTGGAATCAGACGGAGAAGAAAACAGAGTGGTTAAATGGGACGATCTTCCAACCGTAGATCCAAAGATTGTCAATCGGAAAATCATCGTGAAGATGAGGAAAGATGAACAAGAAAGGCTCGCAGAGAAGAGGAGGCAAAAGCAAGGGCGACAGCTTCGAGCGTGAGACTTGCAGAGCACTCTCTTTATGGTGGACAGATCAAGAGCGAGACGATGTGCTATGGCGCAATCGGACCCGTGTGACTTCCAAGACTCCTAATGCAGAGCGTCAGCTTGGAGACGTGACAGCTACACACACAATCGCTTTGCCTTTTATTGAAGTATTCAATGTAGAACTCAAGACAGGCTACTCCAAAACGAAAGCAGGAAAGAAACACAGGATCATTCCTTGGGACTTGCTCGATCTTATAGACGGAAAAGGACAAACACTTCTTGAGTTCTGGGAGCAAACGGAAGAAGACGCAATACGAAGCGAAAGAATTCCAATGCTCATATTCAAACGGGACTATCACACTCCTGTTGTCTGCCTGTTTCGTAAAGACATTGATGAATTAGAAGACATAAACGGCGACTGCGCTGTCTATCCAAACCTAACTTTGTCATTAGATTCGTTCTATACCCGTACAATCAGTCTATACAACTTCAGTGACTTTTTCGAATGGCTCTGTCCAGAGACCGTAAAGCTACTCTGTATACAGAAGAGCATACCAAAACCTAAACGACTTATAAAGAGACATGAGCAGGATAATCAAGCGTAGACCGAAGCGGATAATCAGAAGGAGACTGCACTTTCTAAAATCGCCCAAAGGAGCCGTATATTGTAAGACAGGATGTGTTATGGGCTTCTGGCACCCTAACTATTTCTACTTGACTGTCCGAAATGGAGATCTGCTTCAGTGGAAGAAATCGTATCAGTATGGAACAAGAGTAAAGATTCCTAAATGGGTAACTGCTGCTCTCCGTAGGAAAGAGTGCCATGATGAACTTGCTATGCTGGAAGAACTGAGAGGGTGGATTGAAAATGGACCACACAAGAATCCAACCGAGGTACTTTGAGATCCTAAGAGAGAAATACGGAACGCACAAAGCTGTAGCAAAGAGGCTCGGAATCACCCGTAACTACTATCAGAGGATTCGAAATCAGCCGGAGAAAGCAAAGCCTAGTCTTGCTCTATACAATGCAATCATCACACTCGTTCATTCGATCAACTTGGAAAACGAACTGGTCCGAAGATCATGAAGCGCATTTGTCGAAACTGTGATCTGTGGCAGGAGATAACAAAGTGGAAACAGAACGAAAATCATGTCGGAAGATGCGAACTGTCTCAACGAAAGAAGAAGGGCAGCGATAAGTGTCAGCGATTCAAATTTCCAATGAAAAACGTGGAGATCCGCCGTGGACCAGAACGAAGTGAACAGAGAGTTCTACAGGAAGGAAAAGATAGCAATTGAAGACTTCATAAGTCGGCTATCAGATCAGATGAAGAAGAAAATGCTCTTGAAGATGTACAGGGACCACTACTATGGATTTGATCAGACAGTCATGATCGAACACATCTTCGAACAGATCAAAGCGCATCTCATAAAAGAGTGGGATGCAGAGAACTGCATAGATATTTGCAACCTTTTCGGCATGCTATGGAACATCCACAAAAGATTGGAACACGTGGCACTATGATCAAAACACTCGAAGTCGAAAATTTCCAGAGCCATAGAAGGAGTTCCTTCAACTTCTCTCCTGGCGTGAACGTCATCAAAGGAACTTCACACAATGGAAAGACTGCGGTAATACGAGCGATCCGATGGGCACTCTCCAACCGTCCATCTACTACGATCATACGGAACTGGTACGCAGAGAAGAGTGAAGACGTAAAAGTGGCAATAGAGCTAGACAACGGCTTCATTATCCGGAAGAGTGGAAAGGACTTCAACGGATACCAGCTTCCGGAGATTGAGTACGATGCTATTGGGTCGAGTGTTCCGGACGAAGTAGCTGAACTGTCAAGACTCGGAGAGATTAACCTCCAAGGACAGTTCGATAAATACTACATGATTCAGGAGGGCCCTCAGTCTGCTGCACAGAAACTCAATGAGATCGTCGGACTTCAGATCATAGACGAAGTGATGACCCGTGCAGTAAGAGGGGTCCAAATGCTCAAGGATTGGATCAAGGGCTACGAAGATTCAATCGAGAAGCTGAAGGAGTCACTTGAACTCTACAAGTATCTGGACTCAGTGGGAACACTCATTGAACGGATTGATAGAAACCTCAAAGCAGTCGATAAAAATAAGCAAAGAAGAACAAGGCTGTCCTCACTCAAAGATGAGATTGTCAATCTACAGCAAAGAAACAGATCTCTCGGGCAATTCCTTGCCATCGAGCCTCGTTACGAATTGCTACTAGACTTGGAGAATCAGAGATCCGAGCTATCACGGAAAAGAATTCGACTGGAGAAGCTGTGGAGAGAGGCGGACCTGTACTCCGAACAACTCTCCACAATCAATGAAAGCTTGCAAGTTGAGGAGGAGGTAAACCAGTTAACCACTCTACAAAAGAGAATCGCGGAAACGCGAAATAAGCGTCTTTCTCTGGAAATGCTACATAGGAGCATCGTCAGTCTGAGAAAACGCAAA